CTTAACGCTCTAGAAAAGTCGTAGCGATCTCCAAAAACTGGAGCACCAGTAGTAGCGTTCGTTCCTGCACGTTTCCACTCATCAGCAATCTTGCCTAAGTCCAGTGGATCACCGCGGGAGTTATTTCCTTCAACAATATATGAAGTGGCAGCACGACTAGGTAATCTTGACGCTGATCCAAACTGAGACCTTACACTTGGATGAATAGCAGTAACTTGAGCTAGGTCATTGTGTGGTGCCGGCAGCGTCCTGGCGATCATCATCGCCGCCTGTGACGCAGTGCCATGTGAGCCGAACATCATGTCTAGTAAATCTGGCCCCATTCGGCCAAGAGTTCCACCAGTAGGTCCGGCTATATCGTAGCCAATATCGCCGCCGACTTCTGATGCTTTACTGGCTAACGCGGACAATGGGAAGGATCCGACATCCTGCATCGCCGCGAAAGAGACGTCGTCAGGGGGGGTATAAGCATTGGCCATGAGACTCTTGATGCTCTCATCGGCTTCAGCCATGCCTTTGCCAGTCAAAAGATCATAAGATCCTGCAAGACCAGCGGGGACCATCCAGCCTAGCTGTGAAGCCATTGCGGCGAGAGCGCGCATGTAGCCTAGACCACTCGCAGGAGGACGAGTGAGTGCTAAAGCGTCTTGGTCACTATACGTTGGCATTCTTTGTATCCGCGGTCTCTCAGTCTTCTAACCCAGCCCGGCCGGCCTTGAGCGTAGAGCAACCTGGCACCATTAGAACGCGCAAAGTGCTCTACCGCATCATTGTGAACATCGAAAACTTCTTCAAAATCTCCCCCCAGGAGCCAGATATTCATGATGCGGCAGAGCGGGTACTGCGAAAACGTTGTTAAAGCTACGCCATTTGGCGTTGACCATAGATGGGCTTGTCGAGTAAACACCATCTTTTTGATGTCGTCTATACCATGTGTGATTATACCACCAGGAACTCCTCGACGCATGGCTTGTTCTAACCAAGGCCAGCAACGGTCTACCTCTGCGTCGACCCAAGCGATAAACGCAACTTCGTTAATCGCTGCTTCAGCGACGCTCGATGGCTTTTTTACTTTGTCATCCATCACACAACCAATGCAGCAGTTATAGCACCAGCGTTACTAACGTTTATAGTCCAACGACGTCCATCAGGAGAGCGTAAAATGAGCTGTGGCTTACGCCCACCTGCATCAACATCTCCAACGATGTCGACATGTTCGTTACGTTTGTACGTCTCTCGATTAAGGTTATCCACGAGTTGCTGTACACGCTGAAACTCTTGCGGATCATATATCTCGAAGCGATCAAGAGACTTGTTCATCGTCCGCTTCCTTGAACAAGCTCGAGTCGATAACGACCAATAGACCAGTCAGCATCAACAACTTGATTAAAAGTGAGTGCCACTTGACGCCCAGTGAATCGTACATCAGTGTAACCTCGCGTAGTTTCCGCGCTCACAGGACCGAAGGTTCTCGTAATGCTTTCCGGGGCCAGTTTATACTCGAATGTCAGTTCGAGCGAAGTGGCCGGCGGAGATTCATCAGACTTCGCGTCCTGAACGAAGCGGCGCACGACCATCAAGTTATCGCCAACGCCTAATTCTATCGGTGAGGACTTGATAAAGATCTCATTATTGCGCGACAACCCTTTGTTCAAGAAACCTTTCTCATGTAGAATCAACCTGGAGAAGTAATTAGCGCCATCCCTGAATGGTTCTACAGCTACAGGGTAATTAAAGACCCTGGCTTCAGACCAGGCTGAACGAGAGAGTTGTCCAACCGCCCAAGTGTTCTCTTCGTAGTTCCAGATGATGTAATCCGAAACTTCTGATTCGCCAACGCGGACGAAGAAGATCCAGATTTCATTGAATATTGGATTGTGGCCAACCACAGTCTTCGGGAAGAACTGCGTGTGTATCTTGCTCTTGTAGTATTCGCTAACCTCAGGAGCAAGTTCGCGTACAACGCCGTCATAGATTATAATGGCATCCCTTGACACCCAGATGACAAAGCTATTAGTAACCGCGAAAGCCTGTGCGCCCGCGATTCCAGCGTTATCGCCAAGACGCTTGAAGCCATAGTAGTACGGCGGGCCAAGATATGTCATTCGATGTACATCTACCTTGGTCCATATCAGATTCTCTTCTCTGAATTTTGTACCACAAACAGCATCACCCGCAGTCTGCAGTTGGTAATCACCTGCTGAGTTCGTTACAGATGGAGTCCATTGAGCATAGTTTTCTTGCGTACTCCAGGCGATTCTCCACGGGTTCCGCTTCCACGTGGCGGAGTATTCGCCTGCGGCGATCGCCACTAGATGCCTTTCATTGGTTACCAATATACCACTGACTTTCTGCGGGACCTCGGTACCTGTCAGAGGTTCAATCAATACCGCCGCGGCAGTGCCAGGAACCCATTTGTAGATAGCGCCATACCAATTCGGGCATGCGATCAGCTCTTCGCCCCAGTTATCGAACGTCCAGATACCAGGATCGAATGTAAGGTTGGTGAAAGCACGAGCAGTGCCATAGGCAGCGGCGCCGTAATCTCCACCGCCGTAGCCAAAGCCTGTACCGCCTTCTTCTGGACCTGGCGGGACAGGATTCACCACTGGAGAAATGTTGATCAAGTCACTGCCATCATACACGTAGAGTGCTGCGGGGGTGCCTATAGCAATCCAGCTATTGTGTGACAAGTCTCGCCAGAAATGCAATGAACGCCCAGTGCCATTGAGCACGGCATCGACACCGTCATCTTGCGCTACGTCCCAACCACCAATGGGCCTGGGCTTACCACGCCAGAATCTGATCCAGTTTCCATCGACCCAACGCCCCATAGCATCGTACTCCGTAGTATTCAGGAGCATGCCCGGTGGGATCTGTATAGGTACGTTTGGCATTATACTGGTGTCTTGGCAGTTAAGTCATTAGCAACGAGACCGGTAGCGTTAAGCCTGAAGATAGTCACACCGTTGAGTTTGATGACCAATGTTCGGGTATCAGGAGTCGTAGGAGTTGCTGGCAAAGTCCCTTCCAGTGCGAACTTGTAGCCACCCATATTCAGCTGAGGAGACTTGTTATTGGCGATATCTCCGCCATCATTCTTGAAGCACTCGATCAGAATGCCATCGATGTCCTCGAAGTTGTCATTGAGTTTCTCGCCCCAAGTGTCAGTTGACCCACCGACTTCTGGCTTGAGAAATCCATAATTTGTTGTATTTGTGTCAGGCATTTTATTCATCCTCCGCTGGCGGTACGGTTACGCCAAGAACAGGTTTAATACTGGAGAAGGAGAGGTTACAGACTCCACCTCCTGGATAATTCGAGTTCCCTATAACGATGGCACCACCTGCATTATAGGGACGGGCATTATTGAACGACGACAGAACTTCTGGAACGTTGATATTCCATACTTGGTTCCATACTGCAGCCCAAGTAGGCCTACGAAACATCGTCACTTGGTATGTCAATGCGTATTTGATGCCATTGCTAGTAAATGAAACAACTGAGGCACCACGCGAAACTCTCAGCTTGATGTAGCCAGTAGGAGTGGTATTCGGGAGTACGTCATTGAAATACTCTGATCCAGGACCCTGAAAGTAGTTATTCCTTGGCGGAGCAGAATATGATACGTTCCCACTATCAGTGATTCGCAATGCTCTGCAACCAAAGTACCCCTTGGCAGAATCCGTCAAGTACATATCGATCGAGATTCCTTCAAAGAGCATGTTGAGACTAGATGCGTCTACGCCTACAAGAATCTGCATCCGCTCTTTCGCCCACAAGTAACCACTTCTATGCGGGAGCATCTGCGCGGAATCGATCTGTCCTGGACCGCACTTTACGATCATGTCAACGACAAATCGCTCATTCGCGTTCTGTACAGTTGGTTGTACTTCGCTATGCGCTACCGCAGTAAGTCCAGTCTGGTGCAACGTAATGAATGGCGCTACAGTCTTTTTGTTCAGTACGGTATTCGGTACCGCGGGCGCAGCAGTACCTTTGTAGAAATCAGTGAGCTTTATTGGTTCAGCTTTAGGGATCTTTGCATTTGCAGTAGTATCAGGCACATAAAGACCACCGCGAACAAACGCGCTTAAAGGTTGATCAACGCCACCGAATTCGGTTTCGATGGCGTTGAGTGTAATCGGCCCTGAAGCTGGAAGCGTCATTACTTTTTCTTTTTAACGAAGACTTTCTTCTTCACAGGTGCAGTTTCTTCCTCTTCTTCCTTTTCAGGTTCAGCGACAGTTTCATCTACCGCTGCAACCCAGCCATCTACTTGTGATGGCCCCAACATGCTGAAATCAGGAAGCTTTGTTGCGTTGAAAGCACGACCGCCAGTTGCAACTTTGAAGCGATCGTACGCTGCTTTAGCAGCATTCAGTTGGTCTTGTGTATGTGGCATGGCGTTCTCCTTTTCAATATAATACTAGATGAGAATCTTTATGTACAAACTATCCTTGGATGGGCTGCCCGAACGCGGCCCAGCCCAGGATGAGCAACAGCACAAACAGCACGATATTGCTGCCAGTCGGCGCCCACGGTCCAAGACGAGGGCCAGCGAATATACCAACAGCCCAGAACAACATGAGAATCCAGAAAATCAATCGCAGTGTCATGACACTTCTCCTTTGCTTACTTCCATTGGTACTGAACGCCCAGGATTGACCCGGACTGGTAGAGCGTGAACTTGACCAGATCTTGTGGAGTATAGACTGGACCGGTGAGAGTGTACTGCAGTTTGTTCTCCTGCCACATCTCCAACTTCCATTCATCGCCTTCGAAAGGCACGCCGTACAGAGTCACCTGGCCGATGTTCTCTGGGAACACAGCATAATCAGAAGGAGCCAGACCAGTGTCTTCAATCTTGGCCAGGATGTTCTCATAACCGCCGCCATCCCACTTGGCCATCTCATCAGCAACAGTGCTGATGTGGAAATCGCCGCCATGATCGCTTACGCCACCAAGTGCAGCCAACGCGCCATCCACGTAGAACTTCCAGGTGACTAGGCCATCCGCTGTGCGCAGCTTCAGATCGCCATTCTTGCCATTGTGCGGAGTACCGAAAGGAATGCCATACAACTTGTCAAAAGCCTGTACAACTGCTTCCGGAGTATCCGGAGTGTCTTCCCGTACGATGTCGTCGTAACCATATGAAGCGAGTACGGCCGCTTCCTGTTCAGTTGTCAGTTCAATTTTAACGCCCATCTTCATTCTCCTGTTGTTGAGGTACATTTTGCTCGTCTTCAGTCTCCACATCTACTGTGCAGTCTGGTCCTAATTTCACTTTATTAATGTGTTCGTTATCAGGTTGTCCGTATTTGGCTCCACCGCGAGTTACAGTCACTTCACACTTTTTCTCAATATGTATTCGCTGGAAATCGCGACCCAGCATAGCGCAGCCTGATAAACACAGGCTAATAACTATCAGCGACGCGTTGTTCAAAATACGTCTTCGCGTTGTCAATGCGGTTCTTGCCCATCTGCGGAAGAGCGCTGTAAGGAAATACTTTAACCTGGGTGAGAGTAGGGTCTTCATCATCAACCAACAGCACGGTCACTGTAGCTTCGATATTGGCAATATCCGCCACCCATTCAACACCATTGTAGATTGGGT